TCCATGCGCATTTTCTGCACAGGACCTTGCGGAACAGTAGCGTTTACGCGAACAGCCTGACCTTTTTGAAATGCCGCCATGATTAGCTCCTGTTACGATGCGTCAAGGTTGAACGAGTACGTGATGTTCAACACGTCACCACTGACCACTGTACGGTCGCCCGGCGATTGGAAGTCAGACACCGAAAACAGCGTACCGGATGTACCCGTAGCTACATTAGCCAAAAACGCGCCTGCAATAGTAGCGTTGGCGTTCATAGTGAACGACGCAGCCGAAGAAGCGTTGTTGATGTTGGACGGATCATCCAGCGTAGCTGCGCCAAACGTAACGGCCTTGCGGTTGCCCGTATAGCTTGTGTTCTCATCCCAGCCAACGTGCGATGCCAGAGTATCGCCGCCAGAATACGTGGTCGAAGATGAAGTGCCGTTGACCAGACCCAGATACCATGCAGCGGTGTAAGCCGAACCTGCAAAGAACTTGGTGTTCATGTCTTGCAGACCAGTGTTGACCACGAGGTTGGGCGCAATCTCAACCCACTTCTCGTTGCCGTTGCTGTCGTAGCAAGTAACGGTAAATACACCACCGCCAGACGCGCCTTCAGCAAAGCCCGTTTTGCGCTCAACAGCAGCGCCCACGGTTTCACTTGTTTTAGAAGTTTCAATGCTCATGATTACTCCTTAGTTAATACGTATCAGCGCACTGGACGCTGTGTCAGGGGGTAAAGTCACAGTAAACGTGTTGTTGCCTGCCTGTGTCTTGTCAGACCCAAAATCCAGCACAGCAATTGACGCGTTACTCCTTGTCGTGTTGTATATCAAGGCACCACGTGCCGTAAACTGCGCAGGGTCCCACACCGGGTTTGAGAAGCTCACATACACTATCCCGTTGCTGGTTGAGTTGACTGTCACATTTGACAGTGCCTGCCCACCAGCGGTGTACCCTGTACCACTAATCTCGTTGTCCGAAGAATACACTGTTGTATTCTCGTTAATGTCTGCAAACGCTGTGTACAGCGCCATCTTCAGTGCATCAGAGGCGACATTCTGCCGTCCGTTCACCATGTCAAGCTTGAAGCTTGTTGTCAATCCTTGGCGAATAGTCATTACGTCACCGGCACCCTAACTTGTCCACTGCGGTACGCATCCTGACGCTCCAGACCATCACCCAGACGCTTCAATTCCGCCATGGCTTCATTGTACTTAGCCTCGACGTTCTGAATCAAATCCGTCTCACCTTTCATGAACAAATACGCTTCCCGCAGCGCACCATAAAGCAATGCCGGGTCATAGTTGTCGCCCAGCCATGTCCTGCCGTCCGGTGCTACCGTAATTGACTGCGGGTAGTAGTAATAATGCAACTCCAGCGTATACGCGGAATCAGGGGTAGGGCCAAAGATAAACGCCAGTTCGTCCGTAATGACGTTGCTGCTGGTAGCAGGACCAAACAACGCGTAGTACTGGGGCAACCCCGTATCAGCCGGGGTGGGGTACGCCTCACGGATGTAGTTCACATCCTTGTTCAAGAGATAATGATTTGTCTCGTTTGACGTGCCGTAAGCTTCAATGACTGCCAACGAATACGACGAGAGAAAATCACCGGGGCAGGGCAGATACTTGTTGTTGGCTTTCATGGGGCCTGTGACGTTCTTGCGAAGTGCAGGTATCTGCACCGCGTTGTAAATGCGCGTCTCGGCCTGCTGCACGAAGACAGGAATATTCGCTACGAAGGTCGCTTCGTAGTTCTCTGTGTACTCCTGTATCGCATCAACAAGTTCGGTGTACGTCATTTTCAGCCCATCGGTCCACGCGCCATGACGCCTTTGGTTGCAGCGCCAGTGCCACGAATCTTGATGCCGGAAGTCTTGACTTCAGGGTAGTTGCCTTTGCTGATGCCGTCCACGGACGGATTGATCTGCGTTAGCCGCTTAGCGCCTGACTCACTTTTTGTGGCGTTTGCCATCACTTGCTTGATTCCGTTCTTAGCCATGACTGCTCCTTAACCGGTTTTCTGGTTGGCGACACGGGCAAGGTTACGCCCCATCTTCTTCATCTGGTCAGTAGTCACGCCGCCTTTTGCCATGCCTTTGCCTTTGTGCATGCGCTTCTCATGGGCTTTGACTTCCTGCCGCGCCACTTTTCTCATGTTGTCCATACCGTACTCCTAGTTAATTGTTACGTTTGCCACAGTTGTTTCTGCCACCAAATAGTTAGGCGTCAGTCCTGCATCATTTGCCCTTGCCCCACCCACCGGTGCCCAGCCCCACTGGATGATACGACTACCGCCTGACGGCGTACCATCTGACAACAGCACTGGCGAAGCATTTGCCAAAACTTGCAGCCCGCCATAACCGGACTGAATGTAGCTGTTGTCCCTGCGTGGTTCCCGCACTGCTTGCGGATCGTCCACCGGATACATACCTAACTGCAACTGCGGCTGATCGGGTTCCCAGCATGTCTGGCACACCTTGATCGTGACCTGCTTGGTCTTGATCACAAGCTTTTTCAATTCCTTCAGCTTGTATTGTTGCCCACATCGGTCACACTCAGCAATGCTGAACCGACCTGACGAAAACCTGTTACCCATTACGTTATAAACATCTGTCGCGGCACCAGACGTTCCGCGGCTTTTTCGCGGTCTTCACCTGCTGCCAAATCCCATGCCTCGTCGTACTGCGCCTTCAAAAGCACCGTGCGCTGCTCTGCACCGGGCACCTTCAACGACAGCATGTACGCCAACCCCGCAACCAGCGCATTGGTAAAACGAAACGGAATGTCCACTGCGTTCACACCGTTTCCTGCGTCAAATATGCGCCTAAGACGCCAGTAATAAAACACGTAGTACGGGTTAGCTTCCGTACCTTGATCTGGCGCAGGCCAGACATTGATCTGAGGATGCGAAACATCGCCTGTGCTTGACCCCACCCGCTGCCCACTTTGGCGGTTTATCCACACCTGAATGGGCCTGCCTTGCGCCAGTTTGTTAGGGATGGTGGAGTACGTGGAGACGGAAATGCGCGTGATGTTCAGATCAGTTTGGTTGGGCACGTCACCAGATTGTGTACGAATAACATGCTCAAGTAAGTCAACAGTATCATCAGGGAGATCATAGGTCGTCTGTCCTTGCACCATGTTGATTGAGCCTTGCTCAATCGTCCACAAGTTAACACCGCGGGTAGCCCACTCGTTCAACAACAAGTTCAAGCTGCGCCGGGCCGTCCTGAAATGGTAGCCAGTGCGCATCTCAATACCACAACGCTCAAACGCCTCCTCGAAGTACTCGTTGAGCGTTGGGTTGAAAGTTGTTGTGTCGGTGGTGTAGGCCATTATCTGAACCTTGCTGTCTTCTGAGCTATACCTTTTGGCTGCTTAACAAACTGCTTGCCTTTTGCCTTCCCTACCCGCTTTGCCTTCGTAGTGGCGGCATACTCGGCTGGGCTTAGCGCCTTGATTGCGTTTTCCGGGAGATACCTCTCGCCCGTCTTGCTTGAAGGCTTGCCTGACTTTGTACGCCATTTCTGTTCCGTCCAATTCTTCAGGCTTTGTTGCGGTGCCTTCATCCTTTGTAGCCCCCGCCAGAAGCTTTGTACTTCTTTGCCAACAACTGCGCTTTTCTTGCCGACCACTGCCCTGCAGCAGTGCCTTGCACCGCTGAGTTCTTGATCTTATTGAATAGCGCTTTTCTCATACCCGGTTTGGTGTAGTTGCCAGCTTGATTAACTTTTGATCGCTTTGCTGCACCACGCACGGCATCCTCCACAGAAGGCTTACCTAACCTTACAGAGCCACCTTTGGCGTACTGCGTAAAGTCGGTGTCATCCCGGCGCGCTTTTGTCTTAGCGCCGGGCATCTTGGAGGGGTTGATTATACCCATGCCGCGCGATGGCCTCATATATAACGGCCCTTCGTTTTACCACGCTGAACAATACCATCGCCACGGCTTGAAGCAGATGACTTTACAGAACCACCTTTGCGTACGTTTATGGGAGGTTTAGGTGGAACGTAAGCAGACTTAGCCGTAGCAGCGGGTTTAGCCGTAGCAGCGGGTTTAGTTGTAGCAACGGATTTAGCTATGTTAGCGGGATTGACAGGCAAAGCAGCAGATTTAGCCGTAGCAGCGGGTCTAGCTGGGATAGTCGCAGGCGCATTAGCCGGAGGGGCTTTAGCCGTAGCAGCGGCGTATTTTCTGTTTGCTTCTTTTTCCCTTGCTTCCGCTTTTTGTATGTTCGCCTGCCTTTGTGCAGAACCTTCTTGCATACGTTGCTTAAAAGCTGCCCTTTCTTCACGGTTAGGCCTTTTTGCAGCTAGTTCTTTTACGCGTTTAGCCTGATCTTCCTGTCGAAATTTTTGGATAAGTGCGTCATCTGCTATCCGCCCTTGTGTACCACGACCCCTCAGCGATTGTTGTATTGAAGTAAGAGAAGCTGCAAGGCCCTCTCCACCTAATTTTTCGTACTTAGCTTTCCGTTTATCGTAGCTTGCTCTAAGCGCTTTTTCATGCGCTTCGCGTTTTGCCCGGCCTTTTTCGTACGCTTCCTTCATCCGTTGTCTTTGTTCATCGGAAATAACAGGTGCTTCATCGTCAGCAGCCCCACCAGAAGCCATTTTTTTAGCCACAGGTTTACCTCTAGCCATACTACCAAAAGTCATTTTTCTCGTAGCCATCATATCCTCCTATTAGCACTTACCGCCGTACTTCATGCCTTTGCCACCGGACATGACAATTTGCTTGCCCTTGGTTTTGCCTTTAACGGCAACACCATCACGGCTAGGAGCTGCAGTTTTAACCGCACCCATCTTCGATGAAGTCATGCCGCCGTTGGCGTACTTAGCCATGCCGCCTTTCTTCATGCCAGCTTCTTTCATCTCATGTTTAATCATGGACTTAGGAGCACCTTTTTTCTTCATGAAGCCGACTTCTTTCTTCATCATTGCCTTTGACTCTTTCATTTCGCCTCCTCCGGCTTTGGTAAATTCGCGTCCCACGGATTGCGGCACGCCTGCTTTCTTTGCAAATTTTGGGTTATGCGCTACTGCTTGCATAAACCGTTCTTGCTTTTTGCTAACCGTGGGCATCAGTTACTCCACTTGCCCGACAAAAACCCAACAAGCGCAGACATGCCACTAGCGGCACCGCCAGCCCACATCAACACTTTCCAGCCACCTTTTGCTTCAGAAAGCGTTTTGTTTATTTCCTCGATTGACTTGCGAATGGCGGCAACGTCCTCCTTCATGGAGTCCATGTCGTCTTGCAAATGTTTGATGTCGTTCGCGTGAGTAGCAAGCTCACGCGCCGTCTCTATTTCGGGAGTCATACTTAACACTTCCATGCCCTTAACGATTTATTGATGCGGCTGTTCGGGTCGTTGGCTGTTTTGGATGAAGTAAGTTTCTTTTTCATCCCTTCCATGCGCGCGCAGAAGGAACGCTTTCTGGCTCCGCCCTCCGGCTGTGGAGCCTTCAGCCCCGGCTTGCCGGGGTTCGCCGCGTTGTAAGAGGCTCGCCCTTTGGCGTTGAGTCCGCCCTTGGGGTTCTTGCCTTCTTTCCTCTGCCATGCTGGGGTCTTAGCCATAGAACACCGTTAAAGATGCGTTGACCAAAATAGCTGATACGTTCGTTTGGAACAGCACGCCTTGATCGGGGATTAGCACGGCAAAGGTTTCGCCGTTGGCTGTGGTAGGAACAGTAAACACATTTGCCCCACCATCAACCAACGTGACATTTCCCGCACTGGAAGTTGGGCCAATGAGCACGCTCTTGACCCTTGTGCGGCCTTCATACACCAATCCCGTAGAGCTAATGCTCTTGGCTTTAACGTCTGTTTGCATAGCCATGATGGCCTCCTATCAGACGTTTTGCTGACCGAGCAGATAATCAGCTACGTAATATTGAATAATCCCGCCAACATTGCCCGAAGCCGAACCACCGTCCGAAACCGTGACAACGAAGTTCGAGGTAGCCGAAGGCGTAATACCCATGCCACCGCCAGCATTTGTTGAGCCGGGGGTCACTGTCTTGGCACTGGTTGCCGTCAGACCAGATACAAAATACGAAGCGTTTGATGCACCGCCCACAATCGTATAGCCGACGTTAATAGCGCCTGCAGTAGAAGGATCGGTTATCAGAATGGCTGTTACAACTGCGTTTGCAGGCAGTTCAACTTCAGCCGTTTGTCCTAGCGCCACAACTGCATTGGAGCTGGCAGTAGCGTTAGCGGAATAGAAAGTAGCGGCCATGAGCATGGAGCCGCAGTAAGCCTGACGCGTTGAGTCGTTACCGCCCGAACGCCATATTGCTTGGGTAGTTGCAATTCCCATAATAAATTGTCCTCACATGCGAGTTCGGTATGGCAATTTGCATGTCATCAGCCGGGAGCTGTTTGCCACACCGGGGATTCCCGGAGATACCGCTTTATAACCTACAAAAGAGGGGGCGTAAAGCCCCCTCTTCTTACGCGCCTTGCGAGCCGTACATGCCCAACGGGTCCGACCAGCCGAACGAATAACGCTCACGTGCCTTGTAGCGCACGTTGCCGGTGTCGAAATCGCCGTCCATGCCGGTAGACATTGGAACGCGAACAAAGTGCTTCATGCCGTTAGGAACATCAGTGGTCAGGAACCATGCGTTCGTATCGGTCAGGAAGTGGTTGATCGCGTAGCCTTCCGGGATGGAACCGTTGTTCTTCAGCGCGTTGATGTCGTTGTCGGTGGTACCAACACGCAGGCTGGTTTCCAACAGACGAGTTGCAACGAACTGCAGAGCCGACGGGATGATCAGCTTGCGGGGCTTAGCAGCAATCAGCAGGCCACGTTCGTCAGTCCACGCAGCGATCTGAATAACGGCGGCTTCAAGCGAAGTCTCGTTCAGGTCGGCAGGGGTCGTCGGAATGTTGCTGTTGGTGCCACCAGATACCAGCGGGTGCTGAGAGCTGAACAGGGAGACGCCATCGCCGCCAGTGTAGCTGGAGGAGAAGCCGTTGTTCAGAACAGCCGCTGCCTTGACCTGCTTGGTATAAGCCATCGAACGTGCGAGAGCTTTGGTGTAACGAGACGACAGGGAGTCGTACAGGTTATCTTCAATAGCCTCTTCGGTCAGGGAGAAGCCCTGAGCGATGGTTTCGTGGTTATAGCGAGCAGTCCATGCTTCCTGCGCATTGTCGTAACGAATTGCACTACCTTCGTTCTTGACCGGTGCGGCAGTAAAGCCAGACAGCTTGGTTTCTTCTTCAAACGAACGCTCGGAAGTCTCGGTTTCGTAGATTTCCTTGTGTTCTTCGCCGTAGCGTGCGTACTCCAGACCGAACAGGGCGTTCAGGCCGGGCAGCAGCTCTTTAAGCAGTTGAGCGCGTGAAATAGCCATGGTTTACTCCTTATACGCCTGTCGGGTTGAGGTACTGATGACCGCCGGTCACTGTAGCGGTGTTAGCGCCAGACAGATTGACCGAAATCGTCACGTACGGTGCGTTGAACTTGCAAATGTACTCGCAATAGCCGTTGGAGCTATTACCAGTATCAGGTACCAGATCAACAATACGGATTGGGAACGACGCAGTGGTAGCAGTGTTGCCACCAAAGATGCCCACAGCCGAATCACCAGTAGTGTTCGAGCCTGCGTTTTGCACCAGAACAGCGTTTTCGCCAACCAGCTCAGGACCGTAGAACGCCACAGTGGTGCCGGTCGAAACCGTTGCCACTTTGAAAAGAACGTCTGGGTCGTCAACCACGTAAGCGTAAGCATCGCTTGCAACGGTACCGGCAGGCCAGTACTGAGCAAACTGCTTCTGCGAAGTTGTGGGGTTGGTGTAGGTAACACCAACAAAAATGCCCACCGGGGTAGCGGTGCTGGTACCAGTGTCTTTCTCGACGGTACCGTTGGACACACGCTTTACCACATCGCCGTAGTAGATGCTGGTGTTGTAACCACTAGCAATCTTCATCAGGCGAGTGGAACCGGCATAGGGCTGACCACCGATCAGATTGACCGGCTGCAAGCCGTAAGGCTTGTCAACTGTGGGATATGCCATAGCTTCACTCCAAGGTTAGTATTTACTTCGTACCTTTGCCAAAGCTAGTCGTGGATTTCCGTTCGTTGAAGATTGGCATCCGCGGGTCGCTTTGACGCATCAGGTTGTTATCAACTGATTGCATCCAGCCCTCGGCCTGACGCTGGAAATAGTCGTTACGCGCCTGAATCTTTTCCTTGGGCATGCGGCACAACATCAAGCCGCCCATTTCGACGTTGCCGTTTGCGTTAGCAGGCAACATCAGTTCAGGATGATCTTCAGCTTTAACTGGTTCCCAGCCTTCACGAATCTGTTTTGACACGTGAGACGGAGCAGCTTGGCTGATGATATGCGTAGCAATCCAGCGGTACCCATAATCGGGGTCAGGGGTTGGGTCTGGCAAAACGCTCGGCGGTTTGTAGTCAATCCGAGTTTCTTTTTCGCGTGTCTCTAGTTCACGGGGAATACGTGGGGTATTAGCCATTGCGAGCCTCCAGCTTCATAAGTTCAATTGCGTACTGTTTAGGGGTTAAGCCAAGCTTTGCCGCTATCACTTCTTGCGATTTTGTTAACTTAACCTTTTTGGTTGCAGCAGAACGCGCAGCGGGTGCGACAACGGTCGCGGCTGGTTTTTTAGAAGTGGTGCCGGTCGGCTTTTGAGGTTCCCCAAATACTTCCGGGAACTTTTCTCTGAGGCGAGCGTCAATACGCTCGAAATATTCGTCAGTCCGGGCATATTCCAGCCCACGCTCGGCGGTTAGGCGCTGATGGGTAGCGAGTGCCATAGCGGTGACTTCCTCGTAACCGGGTGCTCCGAACCACTGGTTTCTTGCCTGCCAGCGCAGGGTTTTTTCGTCCGGGCGCACCTCTGGCGGAGGTGATGGCTGACTATATACCTGTTCCGGTTCTTCTTGTAAAGAGGTCGGCTTGAAATTTATTGCCTTGTCAAGCCGCAACTTGGCGTCGGCCAACTCCTCCTGTGCCGACAACATGCCGTCAGTGTCATACGCCTCCGCTGCCTCTTTGTACTTGCGGCGAGCCATCTCAAGATCGGCCTCGGCCTTGGACTTCAACACCTCGGCAAAGGTCTGCTCCCCTGTATTGACATAGCCGCGCAGCTTCTTGTTCTCCTCCACAAGCTGCTGGGCAACCCGGATAGCCTCTTCCCTTTCCCGCAGGGCGGCTTCCTTGGCGCGGCGCTCGTCGTGACGGGCATGAGCCAGCTCCTTGATGCGTTTCTGCACCTTGTCGCTGTACTGCTCAATCTCATCGTCAGACGGGTCATTGACTTCCCTATCCAGTGGCTTTCGGCCTCTGTCGTCGGGCGGGGTATCGTCTTCTATCTCGATCTCGACATCGGACTCGGCGCTGACATCAATCTCTATGTCATCCTCGTCAGGTTTGCGAATATCCGGCAAATCGTCGTCGTTGTCACGACCCGGAATTTTCAGCTCCGTCATGTACTCTTCATTAGCCATACATCTCTCCTTACGCTGCGCGTGCGTAGCCGCGCGGGTCTTCCACCGTGCCGTCCACCTGATCATCGTTAATCATGCGGAATTCACGCCCATGGATTGTGAACCGTGTGCCGCTGTATGCGCGCACCAGAACAAAATCTCCTTCTTTGCACCACGCCCCGGACGGAAACTTTGCCGGGTCTTTATAAGCATCAGGGCCTACAGCCACAACAAACAACACCGTTGTGGTTTGTTCTTCAATTCGTTGTGATATAGCTGCTTTTACGAGCATTGAATCTTCAAACGTATCATCAGCAGGTGGCACAACACACAGAATCTTAAATCCCGCAGGTCGTGGCAACTGACGTGCTTTTGCGGCATCGCCGGGTGCGTCCACTTGTTCTTCGTCAATTTTCTTTTCAGCGGTTATCAAGTCTTTCAAGT